CCCCAGGTCTCCCCGCTATAACCTGGAGGTGGCTTCCCGTTTGAAACCCTTCGAGCACTGGCTGTGGGGCCGGCTCGTTGGTTCTGCTCTAGGTTTCGACGGCTCGAGACTCGTTGCGAAGGGGTTGAACCAGAGGCAGCGCGCCAACCTGATCAGGAAGAAGTTTTCTTCTTTTTCGAGGTGCGTCTGCTTCGAGGCAGATGGTAAGGCGTTTGAGGCCCACGTGGGTCCGGCTGCCTTGGCGAAGGAGCACGCTGTCTATGCTGCAGCGTTTCCCGGCGATCGGAGGCTGGGGTTTCTTTTGTCCAAGCAGTTGGAGTTGCGTGGCACAACTTCTTGTGGGGCGAAGTTTAGACGGGATGGTGGAAGGGCGAGTGGCGATTTCAACACGGGGATGGGGAATTCTTTGTGTTTTCTCGTTGAGGTCGTCTCTGCTCTGGAAACCTTCGCGCTTTCTAAATTCGACGTTCTTGTAGATGGCGACAATGTGCTGGTCTTTTTGGAGGCCGCCGAGTCGGAGCCCGTGTTGGGGGGCTTTTCCGAAGCCATCTTACAGAGCTGTGGCCACGAGGTGTTGCTCGAGCGTCCTGCCTTCGTGTTGGAGGATGTGAGATTTGGTGGCTCGGCCCCCGTGTTTTTGGGAGATAAACACGGGTGGTCCATGGTTCGCGAACATCATCGGGTGATATCCGGCGCTTTTTCCTCACACATTTACCTTCGGGAACCTGTGTTTGCGCGGGAGTGGATGGTGGGCGTGTCCATGTGCGAGCTTTCTCAGGCTCGTGGAGTGCCGATCTTGCAGGCCTTTTTCACCTCCGCGATCAGAGCCTTGGGACCTGTGAGAAAGGTCCGTGAGCATCCGCATAGGGATGCTCTCGCTTTGGGAGCGTGGTTTGCAACCGAGGACAGTGCGTTGGAGGTGAGCTTGGAGGCGCGCGTGTCCTTTGAGCGCGCGTTTGGGGTCCCGATGGAGGAGCAGCGAAGACTTGAGAGGTCTTTCGATGACATGGTGTTTGGCTCTTCCTGGGAGTGCTTGTCGGGCGTGGAGGATGCGTCTGACTTGCAGGACTTCATAGACAAGCTTGTCTACAACGGACCATAGGTGGAGCAGGCGTTTTAGCAGTGTGGGCGTGGGAGATTCGTTCTGAGGGTGGGGCGAGGATTGTCTGTCAACCCTCACCGGTCCCGACTGTTGGCAGGAG